AACTCATGGCTCTTCAGTCGATGGATCAAATCATCAGCGCGATTACTGCCTCGCAGTTTAACCGCACTGACTGGAACAAAAACGCCTTGCCAGTCACCGCGCAGGTCGCTGGCCAGTGGTACGACCTAAGCACGGGAGCGGGCAATCCGTTTCAGAACTCGACGCATGGATCGACGGCAAACCTAGCGTTTCAGTCCCTGTCGGACTCGACGTCTATCGGTGCCACGACGGCTGCGCTAGGCGGCTCAATCTCAGGCACGGTGTTTACCGACACCACCCACGGCACAAACCGCTTTACTGTCGGTATGCTGCTATCTGGCACGGGTGTTACGGCGGGTACCTACATCACTTCACTTGGTACGGGTACAGGTGCCAACGCGGGTGGTACCTACAACGTCAGCATCTCTCAGACCGTCACATCGCAGACTATCACAGGCACGGCAACGACCAACGGACTGTACACGGGCGGTGCCGTCTCGCCATCAATCAAGAATATCTTGAACGTCTCGGCGTTCTCAGCGGCGGCAACTACGGCCCCGGCGACACTCATGCTGGTTGATATGATTGCGATGTTTACCGTGTCGTCAGTTACCACGACGGGCGCACAATCATTCACGGGAACTCAAACCCTGCCCCGCTATGCCACAGGCGCGGGGGTTCAGGCGTTTATCGTGCCTTCGGTCGTCATGGGCGCTGGTACGCCAACCATCCAGCTAGGTTACACTAACGCGGCGGGCGTGTCGGGCCGTTTGACGCCTGCCAGCCCCTCACTACCGATTGCCAACACAGCGTCACCTGTAGGGGCGCTTGTCCATACCGGAACGGGTGCGGGCAAGTATGGTCCGTTCATGCCATTGGCGGCAGGCGACACAGGCATCCAGTCTATTCAAACCATCAACCTTTCGGCCACAATGACTTCTGGCTCGCTGGTCGTGGTTCTCGCCAAGCCAATCTTTACGCTTCCGATTACCACGGTTGGCGTGGCATCCGAGCGCGATTTGGTCAATCAGCTTCCGTCAATGCCCCGTATTTATGACGGTGCCAATCTGCAATGGCTGATGTACGCAGGCGCAGCAACTCCGGTCAACTCAGCGTTCTATGGCTCTATCGACGTAGCGTGGGGCTAAAATGGCTCTGGTTGGGAATTACTCCAATTACAATAAGCTACCGCTAAAATACACTGGTGCTTATTTGCCGGGTCAAACCGGCACAATCCACGGCGGTAATCAGAGTAATTTCGTCCAGTCCGGTCGTCGGCGTAACCGCATGATGCAGGATATGACGACCACGGCGCTGACGTTGTATGCGCTGCCAAACGGAAGCTACCCAACCCTGTCTTGGTTCATCCCGCAGAAGGCGGGCCAGATCGGGTCAAGCAACCAAATCTACGGCAACGGGGTATCAAGCGGAAACCTAGCGGGCGGTCTGCCATCTGACGCCAGCCTGACTGGCGCGGGCGATATCACCAACGGCAACCTGACCCTAATCGCCCAGCTTATCGCCTCGCTCACAGGCGCGGGCAACGTCACACCGCCACCGTCGCTGGTCGGCAAGCTAGAACTGATCAGCAATAATCTAACGGGTTCTGGCGCAGTCGCAGCCACCCTCACGGCCTTTGCATCGGTTCAGGCATCACTATCGGGCGCAGGCTCACTGTCCTTGGTGCCATACGCCACGGGCGATCTGGCGGCCAATATCACCGGCCAGTCCGTCTTGTCCCCCGAAAGCCTCGCCGCTGCGGTGTGGCGGGCCATAGCCGCGCAATACAACGTCGATGGCACGATGGGGCAGCAGCTAATTAACGCACTAACGGTTTCAAAATTCCTCGCCCTGAAGTAAGGTGACGCTACAGAGAGGACCGATGCAAAATGACTACATCCGGCACCTATAGCTTCAACCCGTCTATCGGTGAGATAACGCTATATGCGTTCAATCTCTGCGGCATTCGAAACACGGCCCTTCTGCAAGAGCACATGGAAAGCGCCCGCATGGCGTCTAACATGCTGCTTGGCCGGTGGTCGTCTATGGGCGTCAACCTGTGGACAGTCGATCTACAGACCGTTCCACTTGTGGCCGGGCAGTCCACCTACTCAGTGCCCTCAAGCACGATCGTGATGCTTGATGCCTACATCAACACGACAAGCGGAGCGACCCCGACAAACCGCCTGATCATGCCGATCAGTCGCACCGAATATGCGTCATATCCCAATCCGACACAGTCTGGCTTCCCGACCGTTTTTTGGTTTGACCGCCTTCTGTCGCCAACCGTCACCCTCTGGCCGGTGCCTGATGGCACTCAGACCTCGCTCAACTATTACCGGGTTCGCCAGATTCAGGACGCAGAGTTCACCAACGCTCAGCAGGCAGAACTTCCCTATTATTTTCTTGAGGCTTTTGCCTTTGGCCTTGCCGAACGTCTGGCCCTGATCTGGGCTCCCGATAAAGTGGCCTTACTCAAACCCTTGGCCGACGAGGCCTACGGCATTGCCGCATCTCAGAACATTGAAACCGCCCAACAGTACATCGTCCCAATGATCTCTGGCTATTTTAGGGCTTAGATCATGGCGTATGGATCTCAAGCCGGGCGGGCCAGAACAAGCGCAAGCTCACCTCGAGCGCATGCGATCTGCGATCGATGCGGCTTTCGCTACAATCACGTTGATCTGAAATGGCAGTATGACTGGCGCGGCGCTCAGCTAGCCAATGTCCGTGTTCTGGTTTGCGATAGCTGCACCGATACGCCGCAAGAGCAGCTTCGCGCCATCGTGCTGCCCGCAGACCCTACGCCGATCATCAATGCCCGTGTCGAGAGTTTCATCACCGATGAGGCCGGGTCAGCCACAGGGCAGCCATATGGCGCTCCTGTGGGCCTAGACCCCAATGCCGTCATGCCGCTAACCAATGGCATCACCTATGGCCGCCCACTGTCCTTGCTCTCCGTAACGGCCAACGGTACCACCACAATAGCCGTGACGTGCCGGGTGGCCCACGGCCTGTCTACCAATGATCAGGTGGCCGTCGAGGGGCTGACCAATTCTGCCGCTGCGGGCTTCTATAGCGTTGTCGTGACCTCAGCCATGGCGTTTACCTATCTCACCGGCGCTGCCGTCGCCGCCGGTGCGCTTCTGACGCCCACAACCATCATCAAAACAGCCTTGGTGGGCCTGCCATATGGTTACACCACAATTCCCGTGGGGATCTGATCATGACGTTTGACCAGTTCATGCAATATGGCGTTGTGGCCGTATCCGGTATTCTTGGGTGGGCTCTCAGAGAGCTTTGGGCGGCAGTTAAGGCCCTGCGTGAGGACATATCCAAGCTTGAGCGCGATCTGCCATCACATTACGTCCAGAAGGACGACTATCGTCAGGACATCACACGGGTTCATGACTTGCTCGACAAAATCTATGATAAGCTAGATGGGAAGGCCGACAGATAGCGGCCCTAGAATTTAAGCACGTTTTTTGGTAGCTTTGCGAAAGGCGTCCTCAAGGAAATAGGAGAACCCCGATGGCCTCCGGTTTGACGCCTCTAACATATAACGGCTACGTCACGCAGATTGCCACCATGGCTGTCGTCAATACGACGACTGTGTCTGGTGTGGTTCAGGGCGTGGACGCTGCATTTAATGCCATCATCCCCCAGATGCTCAACTATGCTGAGCAGCGGATCATGCGTGATATCGACTTGCTGCCTGCGGTGACCAGCAAGGACTATACCCTGACGCCCAACACCAATATGTTTTCAATCTCTTCTAACGATTTTGAGACCCTGCAAACGCTTGCCGTAAACGCTAGCGGATCGGTATATCCGCTTCTGCCCACGACCAAAGAGTTTTTGCAGAACGTCTACAATGGCTCCCTGAACACCGGCATGCCAAAATATTTTGCCATGTACGGCGGCGATTATGCAACCGGCGGAAACACGTCAAACATCATTATGATGGGGCCAGCCCCAGACACGGCCTACAGCGTTACTGTTACGGGCACAGTCAATCTGCCAACACTTTATCAAAACGCCACTACGGCCCTCGCCAGCACCGGCACGACCTATATTAGCACAAACCTTCCGGACATGCTGATCATGGCCAGTATGATCTATATCAGCGCCTACCAGCGCAACTTTGGCCGCATGAGTGATGACCCGGCGATGGCGCAGAGCTACGAGGCTCAATACATGACCATCATGAAAGACACCAATGTGGTCGAGCAGCGCAAGAAATTTGGCGTCTCTGCTTGGTCGTCTATGTCTATTCCTGATGCAGCGACATCGACGAGGTAACGGCGCATGCCTCATCAATCCGTTAAGCTTAAGCCGGGCCTAGATGAGAATGAGACGCCAGCCCTTAACGAGGCTGGCATCTCTACCTCTCAGCTTGTTCGCTTCATCTACGATCGCAATGGCTTGGGCCTTATCCAAAAGCTTGGCGGCTGGACAAAATATTACTCCAACCAGATCACGATTATCGTTCGGGCCTTGTGGGCTTGGGCCGACCAGAATTTCATCAATCATTTGGCCTACGGAACACAAAACTCCGGATTTTCGGCGCAATTGGGCGTCATTACGGATGGTGTTCAAAAGATAATCACGCCGCAGTCGTCTGTGGATAACGTCACACCTGTTCTGGCCACGACTGCCGGAACTAACGTCGTGAGCATCACGGACAATGTGACCACGCTAATCACCCAGTACAATTCTATTTTTATCGAAACGCACATCAGCATCGGCGGACTGATCCTTTTTGGCGTCTACCCAACGACGAATATCCTCTACAGCGCCACGATCTTTCAGATTGCTTCGGTTGACATTTATGGCAACCCAAAGCTCGCCAGCAGCACATCTGTCAGTCCGGTGCTGGCAAGCTTCGCAACAACCGCTGCCTTTAATGCGGTTACGGTAACGCTGCCTAACCACGGTTTTTCGGTCGGTGATACCTTTCCAATTTTGGTCACCACAATCGTGGGTGGGATCACCCTTCGCGGCAATTACGTTATCCAAACGGTGCCAAGTGCCAATACATTTACAATCAATGGCGACGTAATTGCCACGGCAACCACTACGGCGACCATCAATGGCGGACTGGCCAGATATCAATATAGCTTCGGGATTGGCGCGATTCAGGTCGGCAGTGGGTATGGCATTAATGCCTACGGCTATGGCGGATATGGCACCGGGGCAAGTGACCCATCACTGGGAACTGCAATTCCGGCAACCGACTGGACGCTCGACAACTGGGGCCAGATTCTGCTGTCGTGCCCCGTTTATGGCGATGTCGTTCAGACTGCGACATTTACCGGGTCCATCAGCACCACGACCCTTACGGCATCCGGCGTCACCGGAACCATTCGAGCGGGCCAAATCCTAACTGGCGGCACGGCTACGGGGGGCACGGTAATTTTGGCACAGGTTACCGGCACCACGGGCGGCGCAGGAACCTATACCGTAAGCATTTCACAAACGGCAACATGCACCGGATCAACGGTCAATAACGCTGCCTTCCAGCCTATTTACCAGTGGGACCCTTCTACCGGCGCGGCCATTGCGACAGTTATCCCCAATGCGCCGACAATGAACGATGGCATATTCGTGGCCATGCCTCAGCGCCAGATCATCGCGTTTGGATCGACCTTCACGGGCATTCAAGACCCGCTTTTGATCCGCTGGTGTGACGTCAACAATTACAACACTTGGATCGGCAATGTGACAAACCAAGCTGGCTCATATCGCATACCTAAGGGGTCGCGAATTGTTGGTGCCCTGCAAGGGCCACAGCAGGGCCTGATCTGGACAGACATTGGCGTCTGGGCAATGCAATATACCGGCCAGCCTTACGTCTATTCCTTCAACGAAATTGGCACCGGCTGCGGCCTTATTGGCCGTAAGGCTGCCGGAACCATCAACGGGTCCGTCTATTGGATGGGGCCTTCGTCGTTCTATTCTCTTTCGGGGGGCGGCGTGATGCCCGTGCCCTGCCCGATCTGGGACGTCATCTTCCAAGACATTGATACAACCCAAACCTCAAAAATCCGTTGCGCGGTCAACTCCCGCTTTGGCGAAATCACTTGGTATTATCCCACCACGACCAGTGGCGGCGAAGTCAGCGCCTATGCCAAATTTAACGTGAACCTTCAGGTTTGGGACTTTGGGACACTGGCCAGAACGGCTTGGATTGATCAGTCTGTGCTTGGCCCACCGATCGGTGCCGACCCCAATCTGGGCTATATCTATCAGCATGAGACATCGACAGATGCCGACAATCTGCCTATGGCGTCCAACTTCAGAACTGGCTACTTCACGCTTAGCGATGGTGACGTAAAGACCTTCATCGATCAGGTCTGGCCAGACATGAAGTGGGGTTATTACAACGGTGCTCAAAATGCGACAGTCAACCTGACCTTCTATGTCGCTGACTATCCCGGCGAGACACCTACGGCCTATGGCCCATTTGCGCTAACGCAGGGAACGACGTTTGTGTCGCCCCGGTTCCGTGGCCGTCTTGTGTCGATTGAAATGAGCAGCAACGATATTGGCAGCTTTTGGCGCATCGGTAATATGCGCTATCGGTTCCAGCCGGATGGGAAGTACTAATGGCCGCCTCAATCGATGACATCCTAACAGCGATCAAGAATAACGTCGTGGCCATCGGCAACACGGCAACCAACCTTCTGAGCCTGTACAAGAACCTTCCGACGACACTCTTGGCGTCTGGCGCGGCCACAACGTCTGTATCGACGGTCTATACGGCGCAGGCCTTTAGCCCGACCCACATCAACACCATTAATATCTGCAACACGTCGTCATCCACGGCCACCGTTTCGGTCTATCTGGTTCCCTACGGGGGAACGGC